TGGCGGGGTGGGAAGAAATGCGATCGAGCCCCACGGCGCGCCGCTGCCCGTCTGCCACGTCCCGCCGTTCCCCCAAGCAGACCAGTCCACGAAACCATTTTCGAACGAGCCGTTCTTGAGCAGCTGGGCGCCAGCGACGACCTTGGTCGTCAACGTGGCGACATCGCCCGCGACATTGCTGATCGTGAGCGCATTTGTGGCGATCAGCGCGCCCTGCGCCGCCGTCGTCGTTTCCAGGGCATTTATCTCGCCACCCTGTGCAATGATGTCAGCGGCGATCCCGTCGATGCTGTCGACCAGCGCAGCCGCCTGATCTTCAAGATCGGCGATGACGGCTTCGGCCGCCGCGATCGCCGCCAGCGCTGCCGCCGTATCCGCATCCAGCGCCGCGAGCGCCGCCGCCTCGGCGTCGGTCATGCCCGCAGTCGCACCTGCTTCGGCGGGCTTCAAATCCTCTATCTTTGTCCCGTCCGAATATTCGACAGAGCCGTCGTAGAGCGCTCGGATATAGGGTGCATTGGTAGGGTCGTATCGGGTGGGCGGGGCAGCTTCGACGCCGGCACGGTCGTCCTGCTCCCAACGGTAGATTTCGCTCGATTCCTCGCGCAGCACCATCGGACAGGAGCCGGTGATCGAGATAAGCTGCGCCTCGACGCGGAACGGCTTGTTCACCCAGCCTGCGGCCGAGAGGGTGACGCGAACAATGTCACCGACCTTGGCATTCCAGGCGCGAGCGCCAAATTCAGCGGAGAACTTGCCCCGATATTGGCGGCGTTGCAGAACCTGTTTTGCGATGCGCTGGGCACGCGCCACGCCATCGATCAGCGGCAGATCGAGCGGGAGGACGCGATCAACGCCATCGTTTGCGGCGATCCGGACTTCTGGATAATCGACCAGCTGATAGAGGCTGTTCGCCGAAGGATCGACGTAGCGACCGCGCACGACGTTGTAGGTCTGCTCCAGATCCTCGACGGGTTCCCAGGTGCCGGGGCCGAGGATGTCGTCGTCGGTCAGATCGACGGCGACGTCCGCAAGGTCATTGTGGCGAACGATAAGCTCGAGCTTGCCGCCCGCGTCGCGGATCGCCCCGTTGCATGCGGTGCACTGCGCATCGAGGACGGCGGCGGGCTCCATGTCCTCGCCAAAGACACCGGCACCGGTGTATCGCTTTTCCGTCGAGCCGTCGGCGCGCAGGATGTCCTCGTCGCACAGGTTGGCGGCGGTGATGTAGCTGGCGAGGTTGATCCGTTGGGGCGGGGTGCCCGGCCCGACCGACAGCTTGCCGTTGATCCGCCAGCCCAGCTGATAGGTCAGCGTCTGCAGCGCGAGGTTCCGGCCTTGGCCAAGCCCGCTCGCCGTGAACGCCCAGGTCGACTGATCATTGGCACGCTGCGAGCCCGATCCACCGGGGACGGTGCTATCGAACCGCGGATCATAGACGGGAGCGCCATTGCCCACGATCGTGAGGCGAGAGGACAGACCCGAGACGAACGGGCTTTCCGCCTTCTTCGAGTTGCCCGTCCGCTTGATCCGAACGTGGATGTAGGCGCAGCCGGTGAGGCGCCGGGTCGATCCCCACTTTAGGCCGCCATTGATGGGAACGGTGTTGAGCGCGTTGCCTTCAAGGACGGGGGTTACGGTCAGATAGCCCGCATATTTGCCCTGCGGCCCGGTGCCCGGCGTCCACGCGAGAAGATCGTCGATCCATAGCTCGTCGATCGATTCCACGCGGTGGGCGGCACAGGCGATGATGTAGTCGACATATTCCTGATCGGTGCCGCTTGGCTCAACGTAGCGGATGTCCGAGCCGAAAGGGCCACGGCCGAAGACGAACTTGCGCGACGCACTCGGATTGATCGAGGCGCTTAGGCGATCGAGTTGGGATAACGTGGCTTTGGGGGACTTCGGACCGAGGCCAGCAACGCCAGCAACGGTCGAGAGCGCGGCAGAGACGCCGAGCGCGGTCACGGTGCCGATTACGGTCGTGGCTGTGGTCGACAGGAGGCCTATGCTGGCGAGTTGCCCGACACCCGGAACCACGTTCACCGCGATTGCCGCAGCGATCAGGAGCGGGTTGACGATCTTTTTCGACACTATCGGGTTCCGCAGCGCATGGCGGGCCGAAGGATGGGATTATGGGCGCTGGCCAGTTACCGCCGTCACACCCGCCATGCGCTCTCCCATTGCGCGCGAGGAACGCGGACCAACCCGTCGGGCTCGCCTGCGACGTTGCCGACGAAATAGGCGAAATCGGTCATCGCAACGCCAGTCGATCCTTCGAAAAGCACGATGTCACCACGGCGGGCGAGGGCGGGCGGGATCGGATCGCCCAGTTTGGCGGTTACGAGCGCGGGGATGCTGTCATATCCAATCTCGCGCAGGAGGCGGATGCCCGATGCCATCGAGCGGTATTTCCGCCGCAGCCCGCGCGCGTAGTCGGCGCCCGTCATGGCCTTCACCGCATTGGCGGCGTGGGTGAGGCAATCATGCGAGCCAAAGGCATATCGCTTGGCGCGGACGCTATCGAGATAGTCCGCCAGGCGATGCTCCCAATCTACCCGCCGCGTCATTGGAAGGCGTTCCATAGACCGCCGGTGGGCAGGTTGAGGCCCATGACCGAGGCGGCAAGGTTGTTCGTCTCGGTGCCGTTTGCGATGGCCACCGATGCCTCTGCCGACAAATCGCCGCTATCGAATTCGGCCTGCGAAAGATACGATCGCCCCGACGCCTGGGTGAGCGATGCGAGATAGGTTTCCGCGCTCAGGCTGATCGTCGAGCTCTCGCGCCCAAACGTGAAGCTGGGGACCGACATATAGCCGGTGAAATAGGGATCGGGCCGGCCGTACATCGCCAGCGTTGGGCTGAACATGGCTCGCCATAGGCGCACCACCCTGCCCCGCCATTTTGTCACGTCCCCGATGACGTTCATGATCTCGCTGTCGAGGCTGATCAGGCCTGAAAGCGTGAAGGTCACGGTTTCCGCCCCGCGCTCGTTCATCTGCACGTCGCTGACGTTGATCGGCTGATTATCGACCGGGCTGTAGGCGTGGCCGTCCAGATCCTCGTCCCCGGTCCCCGAGAAGGTCACGCCATAGGGGAAGTCGGTAAGGCGCATCGGGCCATCAGCGAAGTCGAGCAGCGCAAAGCGGAACGGGCGAATGACAGGCTGATCGAGCGCGGCGCTATGGGCGGGATCGAGGCTCACTAGAATGCCTCCTCGACCGCGAATCCGGGCACGGTCCAATCGCCGTCGGCATTCCAGGGCGTTGAGTTGTCGATGATGCTGCTATCGTCCTGCGCCAGCGACACGAGGGCGTAGGGCAGGCTCACCTCGACGACGGTGTTGTCCGCCACCGGGGCGCGCAGCCAGCGATCGAAGGTCAGAGTTGCGGCCCCGCCCGACGGATTCACATCGGCCATCAACCGCATAAGCTGATCATTTACGGTGATGAACTGACCAGCCTTTAGCCCGGCCGCGCCCCATCCATCGGTGACGAGTGAATAGCCAACTTGACCACCGCCGTTCGCACGGACGGTGATGCCAGTGATCTGCAGCTTGCGCACGGCGACCAACTGGAAGCTGTTCCCCCTCCCCTTCATCGCACCGAAGAAGCGGTTCCATGCCCAGAATTGCTCATCGGTAGTTAGGTCGAAGCTAGCCACCTCGGCCATCCATCGCGGCGCGGCCGGAAGCTCCGTCACCTTGCGATGGCTCGTCCATTCCGATCGGTTCACTTGCGTGGGCGCGTTGTAGCGCCAGCCCTTGCCGATGATCGTGGGACAGGTTGGAAGCGAGACGAGCGCCATCAGCCAAGGCTCCCCGGCAGACGCGGGCGCTGGATATTGCGCATGGTCTGCCCGTTCGCGGCGGAGACGAGAAGCGGTGCAGCCTCGGCGATGCCCTGCGCTGTCGCGGCCCGGGCGATACGCTCGATCTGCGCGGGATCTGTGGCGCCGCGCGCGTCGATCGTGATGTTCGGCGCGATTGTCATGCCACCGCTTGGGCGCGCCGCGTTCATCTGGCCGAGCGGGATGATATGACCGGCGCCGAGCGGGCGGAAGCCCTCGACACGCCCCGGGGCGGCGCTTTCGTTCACACGCACCGTCTGCCCGCCGGCTGTGTATCCACCCGACGCGCGGCCGAAGAAAGATCCCGCCACCGACGAGAAGGCCGACGACAGGTTGCCGCCGATGCTTCCGCCCTTGGTCGACTGCAGGATCGTGAACTTAGCGAGGAGCAGCGCAAGCACGCGCAATCCCTCGCGCTCGAAGGTCTGCCAGATCGAGCCGGTCCCGCCGAGGAAGGCGTCTTCGTAGATCGAGGCGAGAGAGCGAATCTGGTCTTCCTCGTTGCGGTATAGTTCGTCCGTAGCGCGGCGCTGCGCGTCGATGGCGGCTTTTCGGCCCTCCGCCAGCCTTGCATCGGAATCAGAGACTTGTTCTGCAATGCCGCCCGGCCGGTTGCGGATAGCATCGATAGCCGAGGTGCGGTCGCGGTCGGACGCATCGTCCTCTTTGCGAAGGCGCGCGAGCATGGCCGCTTCGGTTTCAATAGCCTTTGCGTTCTCAACGCGGGCTCGAGTTTCGGTGGCTTTGGTCGCGACGGCGCGCTTGGATCCGGCGTCTTCTGCCTCAATGCGAGCGTTCGCTTTCTGCATCAGCGTAAGCCGAAGCTGCCCCTGGGCCAGCAAATCCTTGTTGGCCTGCAGCTCACGTTGCATGGATTCGGCGCGACGATCATTTGCGTAGTTGCCGCCGAAGTTCGCCGCCCGCCCGCCCGTCGATAGCGATAGCTTGTCGATCTCACCCTGAATGCGATCGACGTTGGCTTGCGCGAGAAGGTTGTCGACGTTCTGCTGCGCCATCGCAGCAAATCGCCGGGAGCCGCTTGTCTCGTTCAGCGAGCGCAGCGCGTTGTCGGCGTCCTTGGCACGGGCCTCGAGGTCGACTAGCGAGTTGCTGAAAAGGTCTGTGCCGTCCTTCGCAGCCTTGCCCGCTTCGCCAGCATTCAGAAGATTGGTGACAAGCGGAAGCATCGCCGATGCGACGGCCAGAATGCCGGGGAGCGCAATCCCTTTCAGGGCGGTGCCGAAGCCGACGCCTGCCGCCTTCATCTCGTCGAGCGCGTCGATGACCTGTGGGCCTTGCTGTACGATGATCAGGAAGGGGGAAGCGCCGCCACCGAGTTGCACGCCCACATCGGACACTTGCCGACCGAAGTTCCTCGTCGCCGCCGCCCCGCGATCCGACATCTTAACGACCGCATTTTCTGCGCGCTGCGATGATGTCTCGATCGTCTTCGTCGTGCTGTCGAAGGTTTGGGCATAGCGCCGCATATTCGCGTCCGCCTTGTCGACGTTCGCGATGAGATCGACGACGACACTATCAGCGGTAACGGCCATGCGGGGACGCTATGGACGGCGCAGGCGGTCAGTTACCGCCGTCAGGTCAGAGGTCTAAAGTCTCGTCGCCTGCATCGTCGAGCACATCATGCACCTGCATGATACGATAGGCGATCGGCCTACCGCTCACGCCAGCCTCAATATTCACATCCACATCAAACAGGGCGCGGAAGATATTGCCGGCCAGTTGCAGCTTTTCGTGGTGCATGCGCTGCTCCGCCAGGTCGGATGCATAGAGCACCGGCAAAGCGCGCTTGTGGATACTCTCGATCACACCCCGCTCGCCACCCTTCTTGCCGGGCTTCGACGCTTCCACGCTCGGCCTTACAAAGCGAAGGAGGACTCGCGTCTGATTCTCGTCAAGCCTTGCCTCGATTTCCTTGCGGTGCTCGGCAATCTCGCGCTGGGCGACCTGCGCGTCGATGGACCGAAAGCGAAAGGCGGAACGGACCTCCCTTCCATCGGACTCAAAAACCGCAGCTTCAATAACCCCACTAGCGTTAGGATCGCGGGCAATGGCCGCCACTGCTTTATGATAGTCGGCAAGGTCGGACTTCGTCGCTCGCGGATCGCGGCCACCAGGCTTGAAATAGTTGCCAATCCTTTCCTGCAAATCACTGACGAACGAAGTCAGGATTTGCACGCGATCGATCATGTCAACTGCTGACATTCCAGGCAGGCCGCCAATTATAGGGGCGACCCACGCGACCAAATCTGCCTCAATGCAGCCCGCGCGAACTTCCTTTACGAAGAACTCACTATCGGCCTTAATCGTGGGGTGGTCGCGCGCTACAAACTTATCAAACTGCGATCCTATGCCGACAAAGCTGCCGACAAAATCGTTTAGCGCGACAGGCTCCTCGGTCGCCAACTTAATCCGAATATGCGCGCCGTCCCCCGCCATAATCTGCGTGTATGATCGTGGCGCGCCCGCGGCGTCAAGAATATCTCGGGTCGCTGTCAATGCATGTGCGCCTTCATCGCGGCCCGGAGCATGTCGATCTTCTCGGGATCTGGGGCGGGCTTCTCGCCACTGTGCCGCGCGTTCCATTCCGCCAGCATCCCGCCATATTGCCAGAAGTAGAGGTCGCGCCAGTCCACGCCCATCATGGCGCAGTTGACCATAACCTCGTCTACGCGGAGCGCGGTTTCCTTTGGCGCTTTGCCGCCGGCGCCTTGGCCGGCGCGGCTTTTTTTGGCGGATCGTAGCCCTCCACAGCGGCGCGGAGGATGGCGAGAGCAAGCGTCCACCGCTCGACGATCGGGGCGGTGTCGACGTAGGTTTCGACGAGGGACTTGGCGCGGATCGCAGAGACGTTGACCTCTGCGCCGTTCACCTCGCCCTTGCCGCCGCCGGTCAGGCCCAGGCGGATCACTTCACGGCAGTCGAAAGCCGATGCGCGGCCGAGATGCGGGTTGCAGACTACCTCGCCCTCGATGACGGCGACGCCCGCGATCAGGTCGGCATATAGCTCGATGGCGCCCTTACGGCGCTGGTTGCCGGCGGCGTCGATATAACCGCAGGACTTCTCAAGCTCGATCTGCTGGGGGAGGAGGAGCGCGAACTTGTAGGAACCGTCGGCGAACGGCAGGATGATGTCGGTGGGAAGGCTCAAGAGGCCGGCACCCACTCCCAAGTGCCATGCGAAGCGATCGCGACCTCACCAGAGCTATCACCTTGGTCGCTCAGGCTCATGTTCTGCGATGTCATCACACCGTTAAATGCGTAATGCCCCATCAGCACGCCTTCGTCGGACCCGTCACTCTTGTAGAGTTCGGCCTTGTAATCCTTGCGAATACCGAGCGCGTCCTCGAAATCCGGGATCTGCGGGACATTCACGATCCCGGAACCAGTGATATCAAGCTGACGACCGTTTGTGCGAACCGTGCGAACGGGCACAGCGCCCGGCTTCGCGCAGTCGCGGGTGAATTTGTCGGTGGTGTTGGCGGTCTTGTTGATGTTGACCGACGTGATGCCGCACAGGATGGGGAACGCCTGAGTGGGGGTCGCGCCGTCGCCCATCTTGAGCAGCACGAAATCGGGATCGTTCGGGATCGACATGCGCAGCGCTCCAAGGTTCGGAGCGAAGGCTATGGAGGGTTGGACCTGATCGTTACCGCCGTCAGGGGGCGAGGGGTTCTTGGATGTTGGCACGGTCGACGATTAGCCCGACGCGCATCGCCAACTCCGCGAAGTGCGCGCGATCGGCTACGCTGGACGCGGATTGCGATAGTTCGTCGAACTCGAATTCCATCGACCGCAGGATATAAGCGGGGATCACCTCGGCCTTGACCAGCTGGACGATGATGCGTCCGTACAGCTCAAGCTCGATGTTGGGACCGCTCACGCGCGGACCATGCCACGTCAGGAGAGGTGACGCACCCGGAAATTAACGACGGCGTGAAAGGCGCTCACCTCTTCCGGATCCTGCAGCAGTTGTGACCCTGTCCATCGGAACTTGCCCGCCGCGCCGCCGCCTAGGTCGAGCGATCGGCCATCCAGCGCGCTGGCGAGAGTCGCGCCGATGGCGTGCGCCTGATCCTCCGCGGTGATTGATGGCCCGCCATTTGCAAACGCGTGAACCGCGATCGTGACTTCGCCACCATCTACGCACGCCGCGCGCACCGGGATCGCAGACGGCGCCCCAAGCCGAATGAAGGGAAACGGCGCATTTGCCGGCTGCTGCTGCGGGAAGATGCGAGCGGACGGCACGATCGCTGTCACTGGCCCGGCCGCCTTCACCGCGATCAGGATGGCGCGGCGAATTCCGAGGGTGCGATCACTTGCCACCGTTACGCCTCACGACCGCGGATACGGCATCGCCGACCATCTGACGCACCTCGTCGCGGTTCTTTGCAACAGACGGACGCATGAAGGGCCGCTCAGCCACCTTGGACGTGCCGAACTCGAGCGCCGCCGCGTACGGCGCGTTGGCGCTGACCTGGACGTGGAGAGGCCCGACAAGGACCGTCTCAATGGAGCGGTCAAGCCGGTGCGTGTCGGCGTTTGGCGCCTCACCCGGGCGGGAAGCAACGTGGCCCTTCCCGCTGACCGCACCTGCCGTGATCGAGATAGCCGCATCGGTCGCGATCAGGTCTCCGGCAACGTAGAGAGCTTGGCCCATGAGGCGCACGGCCTCGGGGCCGGTGATCGAGTTGAGCCGCCGCTTTACGGCATCGACGCCAGTGACCTTTGCCATTCCCTACGATGCGCGCACGGTTACCACCCAGATACCGCCGTCAATCTGATCACAAAGGGGTTGTGTGCCGCGCGGCTCGCCTTAATGAGCCCGCTGCGAATCTGCCGTCCCGATTGAAGGCGGACGTTCGCCTCCCCCGACGGTCCCGGTTGCCCAATCAAAAGCCGGGGCCGTCATATTCGCCGTCAGATTTAAGCAAATCGAATGATTTACCTGCAGAGCGGACGAATCGTTGGGGTGCGGCATGATTGATCAGAACGACTGGAGCGCACGCGCGCGTGCTAAGGCAATGCGCGCGGAAGCCATTGCCGCCGTGGGTGTTGGTGGGGCAGTCGTGGTCACTGTGCTGCTTTTACTAGTGGCCTACATCTAGGCCCTTCGCCCGCGTCCCGCATAATAGACGCCCATGGGGTCACGCTCGATCTGGCTCACGTGCCACGTCCCGACATGGGGGCCGGCGAGAACCTCGACCTTGGCGTCGGTGTCGATCGTGCCGCTGAGTGTTGCAGCGAGGATCAGGAAGCGGACATCGCCCGAGGCATAGCCCTCCGCGCGCATAGCCTCGGTCGCGACGTCGATCTGCGCCTGGCAGTCGCGTCGAACCTCGACACCGGGCGAGACGATTGAACCGCCAGCGTCATACTCGGTTTCGGTGAAGGTGATGACTTGGGCCGCGTGATAAGGGCCTCCGAACATGGCTGAGATGCCCTGCGCGATCCCCGCGAACATGGCGGGCACGTCCATCACAGCGACCATGGCGGAAGCGGGCCAGCGAAGCCGTTGTACGCGCCGCAGTAAGGAGCGCCCCCTGCCCCACCCGAGATGCGCGGGCCGGCCTTGTTGCGCGCCAGCGCTTCGGAATACTCGAGCCCGTAGCGCGTCGATGCCCAGCCCCCGGCGATCTGCGCCTTCACCGCATCGCTGTTGAAGGAGACATCCATCGCGCCCGATTTGAACCGCTCGACGCCCGCCGGGATCTGCCCGCCGCCGCTCGCCGCGCCCAACCCCTCGCGCGCCATGTGGTGGGCTGCAGCCGCCATTATGCTCGGCGCGTAGTCCGCCTCGATCCAGCTTTCGTCGACGTAGCGCTTGGCGTCATCAATCCAGTAGTCGACGATCGTGTTGTCGACGCTGGAGAACGCGGGGTAGCGGGCCTTTAGATTGGCTGCGGTGGGGACGGTATAGGCCATACCGCAACGTCGATCAGAGCAGTTGAGGTTGCTACCGCCGTCAACGGGGTGGCGGCGTCTACCGATTTCTAGCCTAAACTAACCGGCAAAATAGGCCGTCGCCACGGCGCCGCCGGACGCAGCCGCCAACAATGCGAGCAGCAGGCCCGCCATAGGCCGCCGCCCCTCCTGCGAGCTTGGCTCGTCGATCGATCGGCGCGTCATCAATTCATAGGCCTCATACGCGCCATCCCAGTCGTCGCGTCTGGCTTCATCAATGATCTCGCGAATTCGCGCTTCTTGTTCGACGGTAAAGACAGCGTCGTTCACAAGAATTCTTTATCGTGCATGTAGAGCCTCCGGTTCATCCCCTGGCGCATTGAGCGCTCGTGAAACGTTCACTCGTCCAAGCGCCTTCATTTGGCAAGGGAAGATGACCACGCAAACGATTACAAATTAGTTATTCATTTATTGCCAATGTTTGTGTTACCAGCCCAATGTCGCCCGCTTCGCTGCAATCTGCTGTGCGATGAAGATACGACCAGCGTCGCTGTAGTGGGTCGTTTCGCGCTGCTCGTAGCGTTCATCCTTCGTGTGTGCCGCCGCAGTCGTCCCAAGATATCCGCGCTCACTTGTGTTGATGACGTTAGTCGTGCGCGTAAGGACGTTCACATACTCGCCGCTAGCGAACTTCATCGGCCCGCCGCCGATTTCGCTGCATGCAAAGGTCGTGGCACTGTTGTTGATGTCGCTAACCAGCGTGCCAGCGCGCGAAATCTGCCGAAAGCGCCACGGCACCACCTTATTGGCGAAGTCCTGAACCTCCATCGGTTCGGCCGGGTCATAGGCGTCGATCATCGCTTGCCACACATTGAGGAAGCGGGCGCCATAGGTCGCGGCCAGTGCCGCGTTCAGCGCCACGATCGCGTCATAATTCGCGGTGCCGACAAACTCGGTAGCCGTGTTGATGTTCGCGACCGACAGGACCAGATACCGATCATGGGGAATCGCCGCCACCATTGCGGCAATGTCAGCCTGTACCGTCGCGCCCTGACTGTAGTTGTTCCGCCCAGCCATGATGGCGATTTCTCGGTCGAATAGCGCGTCGTTGAGGAAGCGTGTCCGGATGGCCGTGCTCTGGTCGTTCTCCGCTCCGCAATTCAAGACACGCTTGCCCGTTAGCGCCGCGAGATGCTGCGGGATCGATCGGCCACCGGGGAACGATGCTCGCGACACGAGACTATCGCCATAGACGGCGATATCCGGAGCCGGGCGCTTCGTGGTGAAGGGGCGCATCTGCGTATCGGCGATCTGGGCGGGGATAACATCGATCCGCTCGATCCATCCCTGCCATGCATTGCTGAACCCAAGTCGCGCGGCCGTCGTGGTGATCTGCTGCAGCTTCGTCGATACCTTCACCGATCCGCCGTTCGCCACGACGCGCCGATCAGTGGCGCTCCACGAGACTGCCTCAAGCGTGCTGGACAGGCGGTTGCCCTCACCGAGCGAATATGTCGCCTCGTTCCCGCCCTGGTTGTTGTGCGAGAGCCCTTGCGTGAACGTCTGACCACGCTGCAGCGGGGCGCCGCTCTGGATCCGCACAAGAGCGCCGTTATTCGGCGTTCCGTAGCTATATCGCGACCGCACCACCATCGTCCCGGACGCGCCAGCGAGCGCCGCAAGAAACCCGGCGGCCGTGCTGAAATTGTCGGCGTTGCGCACGCCCGCTGAACCGGTCGAAGGGACGTAGCTTGTTGGTCCCGGAATCCCGAAGGCGGCCGCCTCAAACTGGACAGCGCGTGGGCTTCCGGCAACGGTGATGTTGACCGTGCCCGCGGTGTTGGTCCAGATCGCAACCCATTTGCCATGCAAGGCAGTCCTGCCTCCAACGGCACCCCAAGTGTTGTCGGCGGGTACGACTGCAAAGGTTGCGGTGCCTTCGCTGATGGTGGCGCTTCCGTCGAGTTCCGCGCGATCGGCGATCCATAGCGTGTACCAAGTCGCCGCAGCCACCGTTACCGCCTGCGTGACCGGCGCGCCGCTGTTTAGAAACAGGTTGGTGGCACTATGCTCCATCAGGGCGCCACGACCGGGCGAGATGGCGGGCACACCATCTTCGAATGTGCGAAATGCGTAGCCCGGCGCGTTATCGACCGTGAGGTCGGTCTTCGGGCCGGTACGCGAGAACGTGATCAGGCTCGCAAACGAGCCGCCGGCATAGCGATCGTTCGCGAAGTCCGTGACGACGCTGGCCCCGAGAAGGGGGAAGGGCGTGACGTCAGCCGAGCGGGTCGCGCCCAGATCATCCTCCACAAGAAGAGACCAGATGAGCGCACCGCCTGAGATATCGCCCGCAAGGCGCGCGCGGCGAACCGATCGGTCGCTACCAACCGCGTTCGCGGCGATGATGTCGAGTTCGGCCTGCGTTGTCGCCTGGATGTCGATCCGAGTGTCGCGATAACCGTCACCCACACCCGGCTCATATTCCCGCAGCACGACGGTGGAAACGGGATAGGGAAGCCCGCTCGACATCACGTTGCCGTTCACAGTCGAGAAGCCGGGGGCGCCGTCGTTCAGCACCTCCACCTTACCGGTGGTCAGGCCGTTGATCTTCGCCTGAAAGGGGCGGCCCTGAACGCCCGAGGTAACGGAGAGGGAGAGCGCGCCGAGTGCCATAGCGCGGAGGGTGCCGGGAACGGGCTGGGACAGTTACCGCCGTCAGCCGAGACGGCAACGAAAAGGGCCGCTACCCGAAGATAGCGGCCCGAGTGTCCCAGGGAGGGGGGATAGGTTAGAACTTGGCGGCTTCTTCGCGCGCCAGTTCGATTGCCGACTTGATGTCGTCGTTCGTGGCGCCGTCCTCGATCGTCACGCCTTCGGCTTTGGCGATGTCGAGCAGGTCAGCCTTATTCTTGCCGGTGAGCGAAACGGGCTCGGCCGCCTTCGATCCACCCGGCTTGCCATCGCCATCGCGATCGAGCGCGGCGAGCTTGGCCTTGAGGTCCGCGACTTCGGCCTCCAGTTCGGCGATGCGCGCCTTGTCGTCGCCATTGTCGGTAGCCTCGTCCTGCTTGCGGCCCAGATCGGGCAGCGGCTCGACGATCTTGTCCTTATCGAAGGTCTCCGACTGGCCGGGCTCGAGCCAGACAGTGGTGCCGTCCTTTAGGCTGACACCGCGAGCGGCGGGGGCGAAATTCGTGAGCTTCATCACCGTCTCCTTAGATGCCGTCGCGGTAGACGACCGCCTTCGGTAGGCGGATCTCGGTGCCGCCGACGTTCATCACACCGCCGACCGAGAACAGCATGTCGTGCGCGCGGCGCGGTTCGAGGAAGGTGTGGTCGCCAGGCAGATGGAAGCGAGCCACTTCCTTGCTGTTGTCCCACGCCATCATGCGGTCGGTGCTGCTGGCACCCGCGCCGGCCAGTTCGCGAATATTCGTGAACTCGATCGAGCGGCCACCTGCGGAGCGATCACCGCGGATGAAGTCGATGATGCGGCCCGAGCCGTCCGTCATGCGGGTCTGCTCGATATAGCGCAGCTTGGCCGTCGGCAGCGCGACGGTGGTCGCGGTGTGCGTCTCCGCCGTCTGGGTCTCGACCGCGTTCACAGCGCCCCAGATGTCGGCGCTGATTTGATCCGGCGTCTTGTTCGCCCAGGGCGTGGTCGAGCCGGTGCCAGTCGCAGCCACGTTGGCCGTGGGCACGTTCGGATCGTTGATCAGGCCGGTCCAGCCCTTCTCCGACACGGCTGCGCCGGGCGTGCGGCCGGTCATCGCGACCGAGCGCTTGAACACCTTGGCCACCATCGTGGCGTCGGACGCCTTCTCGCTGTCGAGCGAACGGCCCATCTTCGCGGCGCGCTGCATCTCCTGCACGCTATACTCGTAACCGATACCGGCGAGGTGGAAGCCGCGAACGTTCTGCTCGTTCAGGCTACCCACATACGGCATGTCCATGCCCTTGCCGGACAGGAACTCGGCGCGACCGACCATATCGCGGCTGTAGAACACCGTGCCGATGTCCCACATGTCGCCGTCTTCGTTGACCTCAATCAGGCCGGTCAGTTCGAAGTTCGGATACTTGCGCGAATAGACTTCGCTCTCGATGCGCCACAGCTGCGGCGTGAGGAAGGCGATACCGATCTGGTCGTTCGTGTAGAACTGGTCGACCTTGTCGCGGAAGCCATCGACGAACTGGTCATCGTGAGCCTTCCACGCTCGGAAGTCGATCTTGCCGGTTGCGGCGTCAAGAAACTGCATGGTCGAGGCCCCCTTAGCGCTTGGCCAGCTTGACGAGCGCGCCGCTCGCAGCCGTGGTGTCGAAGAACCAGCCCGGCAGGATGGTGTTGCCGGACGAGGAGTTGGTGAAAGCGCCAGCGCTGGTGACGTAGGCCTGGTCGCCCGGCGCCACCGTTGCCGCCGCCAGAACCCAGATCACGCCAAGCGTAACGATCGGGGCGGTGGCGTTCTGCGGGAACGTGTCCGCAGCGCCGCCAGCGATCGGGCTCAGCGCCTCGTGGTCGCGAACTATGCCGAGGAGCTTGCCTGCCGTCGGGGTGGCCGTGCAGCCGTGGTCATTGGCACCGCGGAAGGCCGCCTTGCCAAATGCCACGCCCGCCGAATCCTCGACGGTGCGCGAGATGATGTTCTTCGTCTCAGCGTTGACGACGAGACCGGGATAGCCGGGAGCCACCTGGTCGGTGTAGTTGCTCTGAAGGATAGCCACTTTCCAGTCTCCTTAGGCGGCGTTGCGCTGGGCGCGGAGGCGGTCGCGGAGCGCGGCGCCGTCGGCAATGTTGATGGGCTGCTGGCTGATTGCGTCGCGCAGCGTGTCGGTGGCCTCGACCTTCACGTCCTTCGTCAGGACAGCGAAGGAGGCGGCGACCTGGGCATCATTCCAGCCCTTGGCCGCGTCGCCCATCTTGGCGCTGACGGCGGCGGCCATGATCTGGCCCTCGTCCATCTCGTCAGTGACGTTGATGCCGAGCGCCTTCGCCTTGCTGGCGATCTGCGCATAGGCCTTGGCGGCGTCGCGAAGCTGGGCCGGGGTCGGGCGCGCATCCTTGAGCGCCTTGTTCTCGGTTTCGAGCGTCGCCTTATCGGTGGTCAGCGAGGCGATCTGCGTTTCGAGGCCTTCAACCTTGGCGGTTGCGGCGTCGCGGGCGGCAAGGATCGTGGTGATCGTCGCAATCGCGGTGTCGGCATTGCCGACGTCGACGGTCAGCCCGTCGATCATCATGGTCTTCACGGGCTTCTCCTGGGTGGTGAGACTGTCGAAAAGGGGCTGCGGGGCGCTGGCGCAGGGGGCCGCGTCTTTGATGGCGCACTCGGATCCGGCGCGGCCGCGATCGACGAGAGCGACGTGATTGCCGAAGATCGTCTTCTGGCGCGCCTGGCACTTGGTGCCGTCGGCGGCGGTGAAGTCGCCAAACTCGAGATCGGCCGAGTAGCCGTTGCTCAGCTCGCGCTTGCCACCGTTGACCTTGGCGATCGCCTCGGCGTCGGTGAGCAGCAGATCGAAGGCGAGATAGTCGCCGTCGCGCATCGCGCCCATGACCGTGCCGCGCGCGTGCTGGCGCCAGTTGTCGGCGGTGACAGCCTCGCGAGGGTGATCATCGGTGACGGGCTTGCCGATGAACGAGCGCGCCGAGGCCGCATCGAACACGGTCTGATCGTCGCGCAGCACATGGACGAGCGCGGTGTCGCGCAGGCCGTGCTTGTTGTCGGGATCTACCTCGCGGCCGGCATACTCATAGGTGCCGGTGCGCGCCGCCTTCGCCCGAACGGCGAGAAAACCGTCTTGCGTTCGGCGCGGCGCGTCCAGCACAAGGGTGTCGGCGAAATACATGCGCGGCATCGTGCCGACGCGGGAGAGGCGGAGTTACCGCCGTCAGGGGGGCATATGTCGGACGATCGAATGCAAGAACTTGTAGAGCGGAAGAGGGCCGCGATGCGCGCCCAGGCGGAGAGGGATCGGGAGCAAGCCGAAAGGGAATCGGCAGAAGCCGAGAATCAGAAGCGGGTAGCGGCCCTTTGGAGAGAACAAGAGCCGGCAATGATGGCGGCGCTCGATGCTGTGAATGCAGCGTTTCAGGGGTTATCCACGGCAATCCACCAATATAGCAGCAAGCCGGCGAGCTACCCTCACATTGCGTATAAGGAATTTGGCCTTACGAAGGCGCGTATTGCGGGAACTCTTCAAACGTTGAACATCAATGTGGGTCATCATGGGCTTGTCGATGTTGCAATGGGCACATCGCATCAACGCCCCATCAAGAGCCAAAAATTTCAGCTTGAGGACGCTGACTTCGAGAAGTGGAAGAACGTTTTCCTCGACTTTATAGAGGTCAACACACCCGCTAGCCCAAGCTGAGGACGGCTTGGCTGCGACATCCGCAGAACGGCAGTGTTCCCGGCAGATCATCCGGCGGCGGCAGCACCCCGTCGCCGGCCAGCGCCGCGGTGTCAGCATAGACCTTCCCGTCCCGCGCGATGTGTTCGGGGCGGCCGTGCTTCTTGTGGGACCAGCGCCACTTCCACGTTCGGATCCCTGCTTCGGCGCGGCGCTCGCGATCGAGGGATGACGTCAGCTTGACCAATTGATCAGAGGCGATCCGGAGCGACCGCTGGCGAGACAGTCCGACGGCCTCGCGCAGTTCGCGGGCGATGTCGCGGGCTGGGCGGTTATCGCGCATGCCGGCGAAGACGATGTTCGCGATGCGCTGGCGGGCCTGATCGCTGACATCGGAGATGAGCGACGTGTTCCAGGCGATGCTATCCCGCACCGACTGCGGCGTGCCCGACGCGAGCAATACTGCCTCGATGTCCACATTTGTCGCAGACAGGACGGCGCCGCGCCACTGGCCTCTATGCCAAGATTCGACGCGAGCAGCCCACTCTCGAAGCTCCGGGAGAAGCTGCAGCACGAGGTCGGACAGTTCGCGGCCGATGGCGTCGAGGAGGTCAGACAAGCTGCTGATGCTGTCCGTGATGAGGTCCGGCGCTCCGATGGTTAGGTGCGAAGGTTGACCGTCGCGCATAGCGATCGAGCGCTCATACTCTGCCATGATCCGGGGCAGGACGGCGGCCCATGCGTTCACGACGGGCCTGTAGCAGCGCGCGAACAACGCCTGCGCCAGCATCCCCGGCGGCGCGATCGGGCGGATGTCGATCGTCTTGCGGCGGGGGTTCTGCGATCGGCGGACTATGGTGGAGAGGTCGTAGCGCATCAGCGCGCCCGAACGATGAACCCATGCCGGGCGAGCAATCCGGTGCCTATGTCCGACACGCGATCGGCAACCTCAAATGAAATAAATGAGGCGACGACGCAGGCGAAGGTCAGCGCGAACAGCGCGGGTCGCAACCACCACCGTGGGCGGAGGGATAGCTGCACGGTGATGATCACAGACCGCCCTCCCGGATTTCTTCGAACACCTCAGGCCCGAGGACGATCTTGCCGCGGTATGGCTCGATCGTCGACACATCGACCGGCTCGCCGGTGAGCGAGATGTGCGGCTGATAGTCGGGGTGGTCCCATGACGCGCCGGCTTCGCGGATCGACATGTTGCGCCACGATAGATCGGTCGACGCGAACAGCAGGACGGCTGTGCGATCACCCAACGGTTCGACGACGCGCGGGCCGCCGGGGCTAATGACGATCTTGCCGTCTTCGCCCATCCATCCGCCGCCCATTTTGATCCAGTCCACAGGGGTGCGGCTGAACGCGATGGTGACGTGCAGATCGTCCTGCAGTTCGGGAAGCCCTTGATCCTTGGCCCATGCCTTGATTTCGGCGACGTTGACGACCTTGCGGCTCACATAAAGCGTGCGAGGCAAGGCATCGTTCGCGGCCAGGCGCTGGCCAGCCTGAAGCGCGCTCGGGTCTTCCTCGTTGGCATCGTCGTCGTTGCTGGCGTTGAGGCCGAAGCGTTCGTCTTCGGGGATCTCCGCCAGCGCGCCATCGAGGCCGGGGATCCAACCCTTCTCGGAAAGCAGGTTCTGATACCCCTTGGCGAATGCCTCGTCAGGGATCGCGCCCGATGTCCGCACCTTGTCCATCGCATCGGCGGTGGCCTTGAACGTCTCGGCCTCTTCCTTCTCGCTGGGCGTCGAGAGCGGGGCGAACTCCCACCAAACCTCGTCATCGGGCGCGCCAAGAGCCGTGGGCACGAGCACGACGTCAAGCTGATCGATGCAGGGCCGCAGGTCCAGATCCTGCCGCGCCTTGATCGTTTTGTGCCAGAGCTCGATGTCCGATGCGCCGGTCGAGTTCTGGCCGTCAGGCGACTTCCCGAGCATCACGGTCGCAGGCATGTCGAACGCGCCGCACACCATGGCGAGATAGTTGTTGTTGATGTCGGGGATGCCCGCCCAAGTCATCTGGCGATCCTCGATCGTCTCGCCACCCTTCGTGCCGTCGCCGCTGTCGTAGAATGTGACGCCGAACATGGATTCGCCCAGCGCCATCGCCTTCATGCGGCCAGCCATCATGGCTTCGCCATCTTTCGATGATGCAATTTGGGTGAAGTTGGGGATGCCCACGCGCCGGTTGCGGGCGTCCTTGATCAGTGCCGCGAAACCGTTCTGCGCCGTGTCGCTGTTCTGCACGGCGTCGAGCACGGTCTGAACCTTGCTGTCGCCCCAGAACTGCTCCTCCCATGATCCGCCGCGGATGTCCGGGATCGGGTCGCCACGGAAGGCGATGACGCGCGAGGGGTGGATGTTGACGGGCAGACGGCCGCCGGTGTTCAGCGTGTAGAAGGTCGGATAACCATACCATTCGTCCGCCGGGTCGGTGCGCATCGGCCCCAACGTCAGCCGCGACTTGTGCCACACATGAAGGCTGCGCAGCTTGCCGGGGATATCGGGGTTGATAGGAGCGTCGGGGCGATCGTTCCCGATCCACATCACCATCGCGGCGCCGCCGAGGCCGCGCAGGGTTTCCGCGCGCTTGAGCTTGTTCCACAGGTCCAGCTTGCGCTCTAGCGCCTCAAGCTTCTTGATCTGATCCGCGTCCGCCTGCCAGTTCCGGCGCTCGCGCACCATCTCGGTCGCGGGCTTGTCGATGCCTTTGCGGCACAGCCAGGACGCGCGATAGGTCGCTTCGATCTCCACGTCGGAGAGGCGGCGGAAGAGGTAGGCGTTGTAGGAACGCGGGTCGCGGCCGGTGCCAGCCCCGGTCAGCGCATTTACGATGCCGTCGGCGAACGGGGTGTTCATGCGCGAGAGGGTGGGCGAGGGGGATGGCGGGAGTTACCGCCGTCAGGGGGATGTGTCAGCTAGTCAGTACCGCGAAGTTCTGGCGCATAAACTCGGCGCACTTGACGTTGTAAGTTTTGGGCCGGTCCGGATCGCCGTATTTGAGAAAGCTCGACATTGATTGTCGGATTAGGTGAGTTTCAGGGGCAGGCACATCATAGATTGTGCCCAGGACTTCACGCGCGTTCGCAATTTCACCTTGCCGGAGCATCTCAATATTAGGACGGTGAAAGCCGAAGCCGAGAAATGCGATCCTATTCGCCCAAGCCACATACTCTTCGACAGACCTAGTAATTTTGGGATCCCTCGTCGACTCGCTAAAGGTTTGGATATTTTCCCAACTCGATGTCATGAAGTTAGGCGTAGGTATGCCGAAGTCGACGCCGTTGCTCGCAGGGGTTTGCCACGGCAGCATGCCGAGGGTTCCGTAGGGATGCACGATAACCTGCCGCGCCACGATCTTTCGGGCTTCATCGCCGGGGATTCCATATGCAAGGGACAGAGCGGTTGGAAGGAAGTGCTCTAAACAGCGGTCATAGTTGAACGATATAAAACGGACATTCTCGAAAATGTCCTCGACGCGGCTTCTCGAAACGTTCTCAGTCAACTGCTGAGCGAGGCCATGTAGCCACGTCCCTGCACAGGCGTCGGTAGTCGACATGAGGGGGGAATCTGCCTCAGCGGCTATGATGGCCTGAACAATCCCAATTTTGCCTACGATTTCGGCATCCGCCGATTCCTGCTGCTCTATAACGTTGTCTATCGAGCGGCCGATGCTCGCGGCTTGAGCTATTCTCCTCCCACCGCTGACAAGCGCTTCAAGCCGCTCTTTATCGCCATCCGCCAACGTCCTCAAAGTGCGCTCGACTACGATATTTCCTTGATCTAAACCCTGGCGCTTCCAATGCAGGTTCACGTTCTTGGCAATGCGCTGAAGAAGGGTGGGGCCGCTCGGAAAGTTGAACTCGCAGCTCGCCCCCGCGCCGATGACGAATAGAGTGCGCGTTCTGAACATTTGAGTACCCTCTCCCCAGCCACTCGCGTGCACTATTTTGCAATCTGCCGCCAGTGGCGCTTGGCTCTAAGATAGCCACGCCGACGCATTGTAGGCGGTCTGCTTGATCAGCGGCGACACCGCATACCGAACCGCATCGATATAGTGGTTGTTCGCATCGACAAGCACTGGCAGCACATCTCCGGTCAACCGATCTACCTTGTAGCTGTAGAGGCGCGCCTCGCTGATCGTTGCCTTGCATCGCGGGTGGATGACGATCTCGCGGAACGAGCGGAGAAAGCGGATGCCGTCGTCGACGCTCCCCTGCCACTTCGGCGCGGGCTCGGCGCGGCGTAGTCCTGATCTGGTGAGGATGCTGATCGAGCCAGGCGACGCGCTATCCCAGCGGCTCACATAGTCGGCATAGCCGGGGATGGCGTCTGACACCTTGGCGCCGATCGCGTCGAGCTCGATCCCGCGCCCACCGGCCTCGTGGCTGATGTAGAGCGTGTCGCCGTGGATATAACAACGCACGGCCGCGGTCGGATCCTGGGCATAGCCGAAGTCGCCGCCCTGATACGGGCCGTCCCAGCTATCCTTGGGCTCGAACTCCTGCACCCGCCATTTGCCGGCCAACACCTGCGCATCCGAGTTGACGAGATAGCCGCCTTCCCAAACGTGATGATAGGTCGCTGGGTCAAGGCGCTCCTGCTCGCGTCGCCGAAGCTTATCGAGGCCGGCGGGGAAGAACGGGTTATCGAAATGGTTCACCTCTGCCGTGATCGCGTTGTCGGGCGGATGCTTCCGGAACCGCATATCGACTGGGCTTCCCTCAAGCCGGGGGTTCCAGAGCGCCCATAGCTCGGATTTGGGCTGGCGGAAGACGGTGGCCTCGAGTGCCAGCCACGACGTTTCCGGCACGTCTTCGGCCTCCTCCACGATCGTCAGGTCGATCTTGGCGAGCGACTTCACCGACTGCACGTTGCGGCGCAGGCCGCGGAAGAGGAAGTGGGTGCCGTTCGCGCCGCGCAGATAGTCGACGCCGACATCATAGTGAGCTTCCAGCCAAGGCTCAGACGCGATGGCCGCCTTCAATTCGGCGTGGAACGATTCCGAGATGCTAACCTGAAACTCGCGAGTGCAGAGGATACGCAGCGGCTCGGCATATCCCCAGATCGCCGCCATCTTCGCCGCATTGAACGACTTGCCCGATCCACGCCCGCCGTGGAGGTTTCTATATTGGAACGTGCCGCGTTCGGGCGCGAAAACGGGAACTAGCTTAGGCGGTAGTTCGATCGTGGCTTCCGTCATCCGGCCGCCTTGATGATGATGGTCTTGGGCGCGAGCGAGCCGTCAGGGTTGGAGTGCTCCACCTTGTCGACGAACATGCCCAGATGGCGCGCGACGTTTTCCAACGCCTTGCCTTGGTCCTGCATCTTGATCTCGAAGCCGTCGCGGGTCTGCTTCACGCCAGCATAGAGGAGGCGAGCGCCGCCCTTGAGTTTGCGGGTGTCGAGGCCGTGGATATGCGCCTGCCCCTCGCCGAAGCACTTGGGGCAATCGGCGTGCGGATCGGCGCGGCGATCGTAGCCATAGCCGCCATCATCGGTCGGAAGTTCGGACGCCTCGCCAGCGGCAACCGCAGACAACGCCGTCGCGAACTCCTCGGGGTCGATCCATTGATAGGCGTGGTCGACACCATGGCAATGACGGCAGCAGGTGCGCCGAAACTGGATCAGGTCGTTCGGATCTGCGGTGGCGATGTCCCACCATCGGCGGAGAACCATCTCCTGCGTGATCTCGGCCTTCTCGGACAGGCGGGCGCGACCTTCAGTGATGGCGTCGGCGACACAAGTTTTCCCAAGTAGCTCGGGCCCAATGCGATCAGCCGTGCGCGCGCTATACCCTGCCCGGATCGCGGCCTGCGTCGCGTTCAGGTCGATCAGATATTCTTCGACAAAGCGCTGCTGCTTCGGGGTCATGTCCGCCCCCTGTGCTTGGGCTTCGAGAGGATGGTCGTCACCACCCCGTCGCGGATCATGGCGCGATGGCCAGAGCGAAGGCGGATGGAGGGCGCGTTCATGCGGACGGCCATCTCCGCGACCGGGGAGGATAGCTCAGAGCGGATGTGCTCCATGTCGATGCCGTAGACCCTTTCGAGGAATCGGAGGATGGCGTGATCGCTGACGGTGACGGCGGGTGCGGCTACCGGCTCAGGTTGCGACATGGCCCGCCCTTTCCGGTCTCGCGCATGTGGGCGGCGCGGCGGGCGTAGAGGTCTTTGCCCCCGCTGATCTCGATCCACTTGTTGAGGAGGTCGGAGCGGGCGCCGTAGAGACGCTCGACGCGGCGATGGCCACCCTTGACGAACTCGTCGGCGAACTCGGCCGGCGGGGGCGGCATGATCCGGGTGGACGGGGGACGATAGGCGATGCTCATGCGTCGATCACTCCAAGGTCGCTTTCGCGTGCGAGTTCGATGAACTCCTCGCGAACGGTGGGATTGGCGCGGTTCCAGGCGCGGGTGATCGCCATGAGCAGGTCATGCTCAGGGTCGTCGCGGTCGAAGAACTGGCGCTGGCCGAGGCGGGCCTGCACCTTGAGGGCTTCGCTCCGCGTCTCCTCGGGCGTCCAGTGCTCCGCCCCGGCGCGCTTGAGGATTGAAAGGCGCTCGTCGGCGGGCAGCGCGAGCGCGCTGGCATGGTGGTCGATCGAGAGCGTCTCGTCCCGCATGTGGGGAGGGAATGCCTCAACGACCGCGATCACAGCCTTGAGGCGCTTCGGCGCAATCCCAAGATTGTCGGACAGGAAGTCAAACCCCGCCTGGGTGAGATGCCCTTCCGCGTTCCCGCGCTCGAGCCATGCGGACAGGCGCCAGTCGACCGCGACACGCTCGGCGGCGAGCCCCCTGCCCTCGTCCAGCCATGCGTCGAAGCCGACGGCGGGCGCGGCGGGTTTGATCGTAGCGAGCGCGTTCATGCTTCTTCCCCCTCGATGATCGGCGCGGGATGAGCTGCGGCGAGTTGTGATTCGGTGATCCAGCCCTTTACGAGAGCGGCTTCGGCGGTGGCGCGCGGCCAGGCGCGGATTTCGTCGAGCGGGATTTCCTCTGTCTCAGCGAGGCGCGCTGCTTCGCGGGCGGCGTGGTCAGCGGCTTCCGCCATCTTGCGCAGCCGCCATTCCCGGCGTGAGCGGGTCGCGGCCAGCGGCAGGATGAAGGCGCGCAGTTCACCGGCCGATCGTGGAAAGAACCGCTTGCCCGGCACGTTGACGTAGGCGCGGCAGGCTTCCTGCAAGATGTCGGCGGGGACGTCGGCGAGGTGGTTTCGCAGGATCGCGAACGACGCTTCGGCCTCTGCCCCATGCTCTTGCTTCACGATCGTTGCCGAGCGTAGGCCGAGTAGGGTGGACTTCACGAAGTCGGCGCTGGCCGGCACGAGCAAGGCGCGGTGTTCGTCGGCGGCGGCGAGCAGCGCGGGCCCATCCTCGGGACGCACGAGCGTGGCGTCGAAGTGATCCGCGTCGAGGTCAGCGCGATACCGCTCAACCGTCTTCGAACATTCGCTGGAGAAGCGGATCGCGATAGGTTTCGCGGGCTTGGTGGTCGTTTGCAGGGCGGTGGTGGCCATTGCGGCGGTCCTTCGGTACGAAAATTGTTTCCCAGGTTCGTTCGATTGCGCGGTCGACCAGCTCACCCGGTGGCCATCCGGCCTCAGCGCCTTCAGCCAGGGTCTTGACGATCCGGTCGTAGGCAATCCGGGTCAGAGCCTTCTTCCGCTGCTGGCAGAAGGTGTTCCAAGAACCGATCCCGACCCCGTCTGGCGGACCAAACCCGGCGGCCTTACGCGTGAGCGCGACACCGCACGTGGGGGTGAGCGGGGGTTGGGGTTCTTTGGGGGTCTGGGGGTCTTTAGGGGAAGGGGGAGAGAGGGGGAGTGAATCGGGGACAGTCCCGCCCATGTCCCCAGCTTGTCCCGGGACGGTCCCGGGAATGTCCTCACCATGTCCCTGCTGGTCGTTTGCGGCCGCGCGCTGGCGGCGCTTCTTGTCGCGAGCTGCAGCGCGCTTCGCGTCGATCAAAGCCTGCACGGACTCGATCGCCTCCACCGCCAGCGCAATTGCTTCCGGAGTAGCGCCGGCGGCGGCCATGCTGCGGATCAGCGTAGAGATGTTGACGCCCTCAGTAGGCATCACGGAGCCTCTTCTGTTCTGCAGCGAGGAGATTGGCGGAAATGCGAGCGACCTCGCGGGCACCTTCGTTGGCGATCTTGTCCTCAATCATCGCGCGGGCTTCGGCGGCCGGCACGCGCTTGGTGTCGACGAGGAAGCTATATTCGGGGAGGTGCTCGGGCGGGCACCATGCACGCCGCGCGGCCCCGCCTTTCCCACTCGACCCAAGTTTGCAGCCAGCTTCGCGCTGGCGCTCGACGAGCGACGGATCGGCTGCACGGCGGCGGGCCATGCTGGCGCGACAGGCTTCGGACAGCGCCTCTCGCTTGGCAGGATCGGAATAGCGCGCGCGTGCGGCGGCTGATTTCAACTGGCAGGCGACCGGGTTGCTGGCCACCTTCGCCATCGCGGCAGTGTGTGATGCTCGACCTTCGGGCGTCGCGAGGTATGCGCGGCGGACAGCACGTTTGCGAGCGCGGACCTCGGGGGATCGTGCAGCGCATGGGCCGCAATGCTTCGCGCTCCGTGCCGCGCAGGCGTCTCGGTTCTGGCAATGAGGGCGCATCGACGATTCTATGCGCTCATCGGCATGACGTGTGCCAGCGCCTTCGCGTTGCATCTCAATCGATTGGTTGCAGGTCATGCCGGCTCCACCTCGACGAGCACCGCCCCACCGGGCACGACATCACCGACAGTGAAGGACGTGCGGAAGCGGCCGTCGTTGATGCCCAGCGCCAGAGCGAGCCCATCGCGCCCATGCTTGAACGAGGCGAGCATGTTGTCGTCATCCCGCGCGCGCCGGTCGGGCGGGCAGAAGGTGAGGATCAGCCGCAGCGGTCCATCCGGCACCGAACCCTTGCGGCTCAGCGACAGACCCCAGCAAAGCTCGCGGTAGGACTTCTTCGCCGACATCTTGGCGCGGAGGGGCGCCGTGCTGTTCGGGTTGAGCTCCTTGGGGGGCCAGGGGAGAGAGAGGGGCGTCATGCGGCCTCGACCTCGAAGTCGGCGGCGATCACATCGGGGAACTGCGCGCGTGTCAGCGCCTCCGACAGCGGCGGGCATACGCTGTTTCCGCATTTCGCGACCTGCGCCGTCTTGGTGATCGGGTGGCCTTGGGCGTCATGATCGATGACGTAATCCGTCGGGAAGCCCTGCGCGTTGAACAACTCACGCGGCGTCAGCATCCGCATGCCGATATCGACGATCACATAGTCTTCGCCCCCGATCGTCACGATGACGAGGCCGAAGCGATCCTGAACCGTCACCGTGCCCAACGGACTGTCGAGGCCGTGCCCGTCCTGCTCGTTGCCATAATATTTGATCAGGAAGGCCCGAACCTCGGCCATGTGCGTGCCGCCTGCGCTGACTGTGTGCAGCGGTTCGTCGGTGGGCTGTCCATGCGCGCAAGTGCCGCGCAATTTGATGAGGTTCGATGTTACGATCCGCTGCTGCGATCCTGTCGTTGCGATCGTCGAAAGCGGCTCATCGGCCGCCCGGCCAGCGAGATTGGCATTGTTCGGCCCGCCATTCGCCTGCTCGATATGGGCAGCGACTAACGCACGGATCTTTGCATGATCCTCTGCCGAGGCCCGCTCATGGACGTCATGGCCTAATTCACCTGAGGCATACTTCTGCATGAAGGCCATGACAGCATGATGCTTGATGCCGCCTGCGACGACGGTGCCGAGCGGCGCTTCCACGTCCATCGCGCGCGGCGCCTGCCCTTCGCGCTCGCCATTGCCGATATGCACCAGGTGCGCGCCGACGATCGTGTTGTGATCGCCGTCCGACGCAGTGACGGTGTGCAACGGATCGTCAATCGACCGATTGCCACCGCCCTGCTGGGCATAGCTCGCAAAGGGCGCGATGGCCGCTTCGACGACGCCGAGCGGAGCCGCACCGCCGGGCCGCTTAATGAAGCTGTTGGCGGTGACAGTGGCGAGCGGATCCTCGACACTGTCGCCGATCGCACCATTCCGGAACTTAGTGATGTGCGGGACCACGACGGCATGTTCGCCGCGATTGGCACCTGTCACGGTCGCCATTGGCTGGTCGATCGACGCGCCGCGAGCGCCCTCCTGATGGTGGGTCAGCGGCACGATGAATGGCTTCGGATTGTTGACGACGAACTTCATGATGCCGTGCGCGATCCGCCGAAGCGTCTTGTCCGCGAGGGGCTTCTTCCGCTCGAAGATTGATTGGCAGGGGATCGACCAGTCGATGATCTCCGCCGCGGTCCGCCACGGCAGGCGCTGGCCGCTCATAACTTCGGGCGAGCCCGGCCTTCCATGCGTAGGCGCTGGCCAAGCGATCGGCTTCCCGTCCCGGCGCGCGACCATGAAGAAGCGCTTGCGGATCGTCGGCGCGCCGTAATCGCAAGCCCGAAGCTCGCGGAATTCGATCTTATATCCCTGTTTCCGGAGCGCGGCGCACCACTTCGCGAACGTCTCGCCCGCGCGCTCCTTGATCGGCCGGCCCTCATCGTCGAGCGGCCCCCACGTTCGGAACTCCTCCACATTTTCGAGCAGGATCACGTCGGGGCGGACCTTCTCGGCCCACAGCACGACCACCCACGCCAGATCGCGGATCGACTTCTCGCGGGGCTTGCCGCCCTTCGCTTTCGAGAAATGCTTGCAATCCGGGCTGAACCACGCGAGCTGAACCGGCCGGCCCCGCACGACATCGCGCGGATCGATCTGCCAGATGTTGTTGCGAATGTGCATGGTGCCGGGGTGGTTCACCTCGTGCATGCGGATCGCTTCTTCATCGTGGTTGATGGCAATATCGACGGCACGGCCAAGCGCGGCCTCAATGCCGGTCGAAGCGCCGCCGCCGCCTGCGAAGTTATCGACGATAAGACCCATCACAGCGTGGCTTTCTTCTTGGTGCCGAGCACCCCAGGACGGGTCGCGTTGACGTGGGCGCGAATGTGGTCGACCTTCTCCATGACTGCGGAGCGGGTGATGACCTCGCGGTGGCGGGAGAGCGTAAGCGCGGCCTCGCGGACGAGATCAGCGGGCGCGGCTTGCGGCTCAGCGCGGCGGAACGGCCACAAGTTCATGCGGTCGCCCTCCCCTTCCGACCGGACGGGCGGGCCATCATCTCGCGGTAGGCGACCAGATCGGTGCGCTTGATATGCTCGCGGGCGAAGGGGTTGGCGAAGTAGCCGCCCCGGTGCAGATCGCGAGCGGCGGCGACCATCTCGTCCTTGAACGACTGTCCCTCGGCGTGGCCGCGACGCGACGTCGACAGAAGGCCCGCGCCGATCGTGAAAAGCTCAGACGGGAGCCAGCCCGTGAAGCCTTCGAACGGAAGCCCCTCGTCGATAGCGGCGAAGAACCGCTCTTCGTTGAATGGAGCGGCCATTAGATGCCGAGCCCCAGCTGCATGCCGAGCGCGTTGGCATACGTTTCGAGCACCATCTGCTCTTCGTCGTATTCGCCCTTCTTGAGCTTGCGGATGCGGATGAGCTTACGGACGACCTTCGTGTCGTAGCCCCTGCCCTTCATCTCCGACATCACGTCCTTGATGTCGTCGGCGATGCTCTTTTGCTCGGCTTGAAGTCGCTCAATTCTTTCGACGAAAAGAAGCAATTCCTGCGCGGCAATGCTCGTTGAATCTTCGACGCTCATGCGACGTGCCTCCAAATGCGGTTGTGGCGGATGAGGTGGATCGTCGAAATCGACACCCCGTAATCTTCGGCGATCGGCCGATTGCGCTCGCGCTGGGCAATCCGCGCTCGGATCTGGCGGACCTTCTCTTCGGTCAGGACGGCGCCATAGACGGCCTCACCACGGCAATCCGTCCCATGACGAACGCGATCAGCCTGATTGTCGATCGGGCTTGCCCAACGAAGGTTGGTCAGCGCACAGTTCTTAGGCTGGCCGTCGTTGTGACAGGCCTGCGCTCCATCGAAAGGCTCCGGGCCGCAGAACGCGATCAGGACAAGCCGATGGACTCGCCAGTTTGTTGTGACGCCATCCCGGCAGAGCGATACGATGTCATAGCCTTGCCCCGCGTCGACGCGCTGCAGAACATGACCGGGCACGGAAATACCCCGAGCCGGTGTGTTCAGATCGCGTCGAACGCGCCCAAGGTTGCTGACTTCGTAGAGGCCTTCGTATCCACGAACGGGGAGCCACACCTCGACGGTCGCGCAGGCACCATCGGCGGAGATGGGTGTCTGTGCGTTCATGCTGCTGCTCCGGTGGGATAATCGCCGTCGCGCTCGAGCCGCTTCCGGCATGGCGCGATCCAGCGCAGGCGGGTGTCATCTTCGCCATCGATCCAGACGAGCCACGCATAGGCCGTCGCGGTCGAACCCTCGGGCGCGAGCCGGCCTTTGTGCATCACGACGCGCTCGCAGAATTGGAGAACGTAGCTGGGCGGATTGTCGGAGAAGATCGCTTCGTAGCGGCCGACCGATTCCAGGAAGGCGGCGCGGACGAGGACAGCGAAACCGATGCGGCTCGTGGCGGCCATGCGCTCAATGAACTGAGCAGCTAGCCGGAATGGCGGGTTCGTGATTGTCCAGTCGACCATCGACGGGAGGAAGCCAAAGAGATAATCTTCGACCGGGAAACCTGCGCCGTAATCGTGGATGTCCGACGCTTCGACGCAACCGAAATACTCGGACAGCGGCATGACCATGTGGCCGCGATTCGCCGCCGGCTCGCGACACGCCTGGCGACCCAACTGGCGGTAGCCGTTCGACATTAGCCAGTCGCACAGCGCGCGGGTCGCCCAGGGCGGCGTCGGGAAGTCGTCGAGACTGTCGTGTGCTTCGACGCGACGCTGCATCACGGCGGTGGAGGTGTTCTGCGCCATCAGTCGTTCGCCCGCAGAGCCGAGAGACGCTGGCGCAGCGCTTCGATCCCACGCGCTGCGTCGTCGAGCGCCTTCGATCCGATCAAGCGCAGTTCGTCGTCGTCGACCTGCCCATCGTCGAGGAGGGCCAACGACAGGAGGTGCGCGAGGTGGAGCAGCTTGGCGAGGCGCTCGTTGTCGGTCATGTCCTCGCTGTCGAGCGGGACGGACTTCACGCCGATCATGGCGAGGACGTCGGCACCGAAGCGACCATTCCACTCGCGCAGGCCAAGCAGGAAGGAGGTGAAGCCCATCTCCGCCGTGCCCTTGGCGTATTGGGCGGCCTGATCTTCGGAGCGGCCGAGGACGCGGCCAACATCCTTCCACGTCAGGCCGTCAGCTTCGCGGATCGCCGCGAGTGATGCGCCCAGCGTGTCGACCGCGTCAGAAACGGCAAAAGTGCGCCGCTTGCCGTGGATTGCCGGTTGTGCGGTCATTTAGATGACGCTCCATGATGAGATACGGAAGCCGCCTGATCGTCGTGACCCAAAGGTGCGTCCTGCTGATCGAGGCGGGGTGCGAGGATCGAGCAGTCAGCCGTGAGGAGGTCGCGGTGACGATGGGAGGCGAGAGCCTGAGACTTGTGGATGCCGTCGTGGGACATGAGCTTGCCGAGCAAGAGCGCGACCAGCGGCGCGGTGAACGCGTAGGTGATGGCGAGCGCGATCATGCGGCGGCCCGAGCGGCTTGGCCGCGGCGACCGAGTTCAGCCCACAGCGCGGCGGTATCCACACTCGACAGGTCAGGCGCTTGAGCCACGATCTTGATCGCGCGGTGGCGGTTGCTCTCCCGCACGATCCATCCGCCGCGCTCAAGACCCTTGATGACGCGATCGACGCCAGAGAGCGAGGCGAGCCCCATGTGCTTGCGCATCTCGTCGAAGCTGGGAGACACCCCTCCCCGCTCCGTCTGATAGGTGCGGATGAAGTCGAGGCAGTCTTTCTGGCGCGGAGTCATGCTGCGACCTGGGCGGCGTATCCGGCCATGAACGCTTGCACGCGGCCTGCGAGCTTGAGCGTCGGCGATCGTCCCGCGCGCAGATTGATGACGAGCCCGCTATCTCCGACCGCCAGGCGCCCGAAGGTGGATGGCTTGATGCTGTGCTTGGCGCAGAATGCCTCGATCGAGGCCAGCAGCTGCGCGTCGGTCGGAATGCTTGTGCTCATGACTGAGCTATAGTTGGATGTTTCCAACTCTGCAAGTTGGAAACTTCATGCTTCCTACTCAGCCCGCGCTGTGGGATCGCTCCAACATGTCAGGCGATGAAGCATTGCGCGGGAAGCGGCTGTACGAAGCCCTCCTCAAATTGAAGCCGGCCGATGTGAACGAGGCGGAGTGGGCGGTGCGCGCCGGCGTGAACCGGGGATTCTTCACGAACCTCAAGAACAGCCACATAAGCCCGCGATCCGACACCCTTCGCAAAGTGCTTCGCGCGATCGGCAAGACTGAAGCCGAACTGTATGAAGCGGCAGCAGGACGCCCCCTCAAGCAATGGGCTTCCGGCGACGTCCTCGATATCGACAAGGCTTCTGACCGGCCGCTCATAGTCACGACATCATCCACCGATGGCGCGGTGGAAATCCGACAAGTCGACCTTTCCTATTCAATGGGCCCAGGAGCGACCCCTGAGGACTTCCCCGAAGAGACGCCGGTCCTCTTCGATCCCAACTTTCTGCGCTCGATCACGCGCGCGCCGACGCACCGCCTTTATGTGGCCCGCGGCGATGGCGACAGCATGTTTCCGACGCTGATCAATGATGACCAGGTGCTGATCGACACGACACAAAACCAGTTGAGCCAGCAGGATCGGATCTGGGCATTGAGCTACGACGGGGCGCTAATGATCAAGCGGCTGCGTCGGGCAGGAAAGGGTAGGATCAAGATCATCTCCGACAACACCACCGTGCCGATCGATGAGGTGGACGAGGCTGATTTGCGCATCTTCGGCCGCGTGATCTGGGTCGGCCGCAGGGTTTAGGAGCAGGGCATGGCAGAGGCAGAAGACGAACGCGACCTTACGCGGCCGACCGGGACTGGCTTTATTGCTTGCGGTGCAGTGCTCCTGTTCATCGCGTTGGTTTCGACGTTCATCGCCTTCACGCTAAAAGTCGATCAAAGCTATATCGGTGAAGGTGTCTATGCGCCCGATCCGGAGCAGGCTGCGGTGCGCTTCGTAGCAATCGTCATTGCTGGCAGCGGGATTTCGCTCGGCTCATTCCTATTCGGTATCGGTTTCGTTGTGCGGGCGATTTGGTTTCTCCCCGGCGACCCTGCGAAGTGCAATTGAGTTCCTAGCACAATGAGTTTGGAAGGAAGTTGACGTGAGCGACAAAGATCCCTTCCCATTATGGAGCGAGCCCGCGACAAAGGGTGACGTGATCCGAGCCGTTGTCTATACTCGCGCGTGCATGATCGACACGTTGATAGCGCTGCGCGCGCTTCGCCGAAATGACATATCTCGCGTGGACGAGGTCTTGAAAGACCTGTCGAACAGTGCAGACGAGCTCGAAGTACTTGTCCGCGACATTGCTGGAACAGAAAATGACTGAGGGGACTGACCAGTTGGCGCTTGTGCGCTCCCTGCGTGAGCAAAAAAGCGCGTTGGAGCAAGAGAATGCCGACTTGAAACGCGGGGGCGGAGGGGGCACTTCTGGCGGTATGGATGTCATTGACGCCAAAATCGCCGCTGCCGAAGCTCGCACCGATGCGAAGTTCACTCAAGTCATCGCAAAGCTAGATGCGATGGATGGAAAATTGACGCGCATCGAGGCGGATAATATCCGAACCCGCAGCACGGTGCGCTCGAGCACTTTCGCGATCATCAGCGCGTTCATTGCAGTCGTAGCGTTGGGCTTCGCGATCTTTTCGCAGTCGTTCAATATGGGTGAGAAGGTCCGAGAATCGGCCCGCGCAGCTTCGGCAGAGCGGGTGGATGAATTGCGCTTGCACGACTCGATCGACGGCAACGCCAACTAAGGGCGATGCCCCTCCGCACACTCTCCCTCGACGTCGTAGGCGCGGATCACCCAAACCGCCGCCCTGGGAAGCAGGGCAAGATACCCCGTCGATACGAGATCCAGCTTTGTGAGCCGGGGGAGCCGATCAGCTTAGAGCTTGAGCCCGACAACCCAGTCGACCCGAACGCCGTCCGCGTGATGTCGGCGCGCGGCATTCAGATCGGGTATATCCGCCATGAGCGATCGATGCTGATCAGCGGCTACATTCGCGACTGCCTCGACATCCGCGGCATCTTCCAGCGCGTGATGCCCTGGGGCGCCATCATCCGCATCACGACCGATGGTAGCGAGCCCGAACTACCCCCCGCCCCTGCTCCGTCCGCACAGCCGCTCGAATCGCGTGCGTTCGTCGACGAGGATCCCGGCTTCTATCCCGACCCGGAATGGCCCGAATAGGATAGTTGGGTTTATCCAACTTTATGATTGACGAGTTGGATTTCTCCAACTAATTGTTCTCCCACACCACCTGATCAGCCCATCGGCTCGAAGACAGTGGTGCGGGAGATAATCAGTGCTTCACACCGCAATCCAGCGCGAGAGTTCGCAGCAAGAGGCAGACCGCCTGCTTGTTGAGGAACGTGCCCGCCGCAGCCGGTCCTACACCGTAGAGCCGTTGGCCGACTGGCACCGCAATTGGCGCCTCGGCTACCGCTTCGATCTTCGCGTGTTCGGGCAGGGCCACTGGTCGCTGGGCGAAGGCCTTGCCCAATCCTTCCGCACCGAGGACGAGGCTCATGCTGCCGGCGCGGAGTGGGTTGAGAACGGCGGTCGCCAGTGAACGCGCTCGTCGCCATCGACACCGCCATACCGGTTCGCACCCTTCGTGATGTCGCGCTTGACCTGTCGAGCGTCAAGGCCCGCCTCGCTGTCCACTACGGGCGGGTTGGCGATCCGACCGACGCGCAGGACGCGGACTGGTCCGACCTCGAAGATCAGAAGCTCGCGCTCGAAGCCGAGTTCATCACGATCTTCTATCTGACGACCGGCATGCGCTGGTCTCATGCAACTCAGGTGATGGCATGAGCGCGACCGATCACCACGACTGCTTCGCCAAAGTCGATGCGATGCTTGCCGAGCGCAACACGCGGCTGACGTTCCCGATTGTGTTCAGCGAAGACATGCAGCGCAAGCCCATGATCGTCACCGAGCAGATCGAGACGGGGCGCGGCAAGAAGAAGGCTGTCGGCATGTTCGCGAGCTTCTGCCCGTTCTGCGGCGCATCTCTCGCCAAGGCGATGGGAGATGCCGCATGAGCGCGCCCAGCCCGGAAGCCATTGAGCGGATGATGGCCTTTGTCCGCAACATGGCCAACGCGACCAGTTGCTCGCCCTTGTTCCGCGAGGCGGCGGAGATTGCCGCGCTCCTGCCAGAACCGATCGACCCCGACCTGATCGAAGCACGCAAGGTGATCCATCGCGTCCTGATGGACAAGGGCGCGTCAGGCGAGGCGATCTTCGCGGGCGAGGTGCTTGCAGGCGAGCGCGACGACGCTCTGTTCATGCACGTTGCGATTGCCGCGATTAAACTCGGCCGAGTGCTGGCGGAGGAAGATCGATGATCGCCCTCGAAGCCTTCCTCGCCACGATCGGCATTGCGATGATCCTCGTGATTTCGCTCTCCGTGATCATCGCTGGCGTCCGCTCTGAATGGCCGATGTTCCTCGGAGCCTTTGGCTACCATCCCCCTCGCATCGGGCAAATGCCCCCCCGCCCCGATGCGACTGCCCGCTCGATCACGGTTTCCCGTGATGCGGTAGCCCCTCCCCATACGCAGGCTGTCGAGCCGGCCTGCGAAACCGGGAGTGCCGCAGCATGAACGCTACCCAGACGCTTACCTCGGGCGACCTCCAACTGGTCGTCAGCCGGATCCCCCGCGACGTTCGCAAGATGATGATGGAGCAGCCGATCTTTTGTGGCGGCGGATTCATTCGCGAGACGATCGCAGGCAATGCCGTCAACGATATTGACCTGTTCGGTGGCGACAAGGATCTGCTCAAGCTGAGCGCCGATTATCTCGCCTCGAAGCGGGAAGGAGCCAAGGTCCACACGACTGATAACGCCTTCACGGTGCTGTCGGTGCCGCGAATGCCGGTCCAGTTCATCACCCGCTGGCTGTTCAGCGAGGCGGAGCCTTTGGTCCGTTCGTTCGACTTCACTGTCTGCCAAGCGGCCGTCTGGTTCGATCGCAGAATACACCGCTGGCAGTCGATGATCGCCGGTGAGTTCTATCCTGATCTTGCCGCGCGTCGGCTCACTTACACCTCGCCAGTGCGTGACGAAGAGGCTGGCGGCTCCATGCTCCGCGTCCGCAAGTTCTTGGCGCGCGGCTACAATATTCAGGCGTTTGCGCTCGCCGGTGTGATCGCCCGCGTGGCGCTGGCCGCAGAGGTTCGCGGCGAGCGAAACGAAACGAACCTGACGTTCGCTATCTCGCGCAAGCTGGTCGAAGTCGACCCCCTGCTGCTGATCGATGGCTTTGAGCCGGTCAACGAACACGAAGTCATCGACGAAGAGGCTGCAGCATGAAGCTCACCAAAATCGAACTCGGGATGCACCATCACGGCTACGGCGTGGGCGCGGAACCCGGCATCAAGTGCGAAGTCGAATTGCGCCTGCCGGGCAGCTATTCGAACGTCAGCATCAAGCTCACGCCTGATCAGATCAAGGACGTCGTGGCGCGCGCGGTCGAACACGCGATGACGCAGATCGTCTTCGATCCCGACACGATCGATGTCGTCGGCAAGCCCGGCGCGCCGCGCGAAGAGCGCGTCCCCGCCACCGCGACCGCGACCTCGGAGGATATGCCGCTATGAACGACATGACCAAGCTCAAGAAGGCTGGGCTCGCTCCCACGGTCGGGGAAATCCTGAACGAGAGCGACGAGGACCGCGGCGCGCGCGAGCGGGCCGCTGCCGCCACCAATGCGCCGACCGCGTTCGACGAAATCCGCCAGGAAATCGAAGACCTCTACGAAAACGCCAAGCAGTATCTGGACGGGGAAGGCATCCAGACGGAGGAGCAGGCGGCCGACGTCGGCAAGCTGCGCGACATGATCCGCGACGCTGCGAAGCGTGCCGACGGACACCGCAAGGACGAAGCCGCGCCGTTCGACGCTGGCAAAGCCGAGGTGCAGGCTCGCTACAATCCGCTGATCCAGAAGGACCGCGGCAAGACCGACCTCGCGATCGCTGCGTGCAACGATGCGCTCAAGCCCTACCTGCATCGCGTCGAGCGCGAGCAGCAGGCGGCGGCGGCAAAGGCGCGCGCCGAAGCGGATGCGCTCGCGCGAGAGGCGCGCCAGCACGCCGCCATCGCGGCCGATAGCGGCGACCTTTCGAAGCGCGAGGCGGCCGATGCCGTGCTGGGCGAGGCGAAGAACGCCGCCAAGCATGCGAACCGGATGGAGCAGGCCAAGCCGCAGGCCGCCGGCCTCAAGAAGGCGATCGGCATGAAGTCGGTTTACCGGCCCGAGTTCATCGACCCCGCCGCGGCGCTGGCGCACTACCGCCAGACCCGGCCCGCCGCCCTCAAGGAATGGCTGATCGAGCAGGCCCGCGCCGATATCCGCGCCGGCCACAAGACGCCCGATGCCATCCCTGGGTTCAAAGTCATCGAAGATCGGGTGCCCGCATGAACATCCAAACCCAAAGCGAAAACATCGGCGCGCTCATGGAGGCGCTGGCGACGGCGCACGCCGCGATCGACAACGTGGGGCAGGATCGCGAAGTCGAGGTGCCGATCAAGGATCGGAACAACCCCGGCCAGTTCAAGGGGAAATACAAGTTCCGCTACGCCACGCTGGCGGGGATCCTCCACCACGTCCGCCCCGAGCTTACCAAGAACGGCGTATGGTACACGCAGTTCGTCCGCAGCGGCGAGATGGTGACGCGCCTGTTCCATAAGTCGGGCGAGTGGATGGACAGCGGCCAGCTTCCCATGCCCGACATTAAGGGATCGCCGCAGGACATCGGCTCCATCATCTCCTACTTCAAGCGCTACAGCCTCACGGCGGCGCTGGGCCTCGCCGCCGAAGAGGACAACGATGCCGAGACTGGCGAGCGCGAGGTTTCCTTCCGCGCCGTCCGCAGCAATGGGCGCGAGCAGGCCACCGAATCCGCCCCGCAAGTCGAAGAACCGCCGATGGGGTGGGGCGACTGGGCGCGCGGGTTGATCAATGCCGTCGCCGATCAGGGTAGCAACGAAGAGCTCGACGCCCTACGCGACACGAACAAGCGCTACATCAATGCCGTTCAGCGCGTGGACCGGGCGATGCACGCCGACATCGGCGCGGCCTTCACCGGCCGCCGGGCGGCGCTCGACAAGAACGCGGCGTTCTGATGCTTCCCCGCCGCATCCCCAAGCCGGCCAAGCGCGCCTCCCGGTGGCGCAGCCAGGCGCACTGCTCCTTCGTCCGCAGCCATGAGTGCTGCCGGAACGGGTGCGACGGTCGCCCGATCGAGGTGGCGCACGTTCGCCTGGGGAGCGGTGCGGGCATGGGCCAGAAGCCGGATGACTGGCGCACGGTATCGCTCTGTCAGTTCCACCACGCCCAGCAACACAAGCTTGGCGAGGCGACATTCTGGAAGGGCTTCGATGTCGAGGCGCTGATCGCCGAGTTCATCAAGGCATCGCCGCGCCGCGCCCAGATCGAGGCGGAGATGCGGGAGCGGCGGCATGGCTAGCCTCGCCCCCTACCACTTTCGCAAGACGCTATCGGGCTTCGAGCCGGTGAGCGCGGCCGCGCGCGATTTCCACGCCAAAACCAAGCTGGGCCAGACGGTGCAGCTTACAGGCCGGCGCCCGCGGAATCCGGGTCATCATCGCAAGTTCTTCGCGCTGCTCGGCATCCTCGTCGACAACACCGACCAGTTCGCCAGCACCGAAGACGCGCTGATCGCCGTGAAGGCCGCGACCGGGCATGGCGTGTGGAAGAAGCTGCACCCGAAAGCCGATCGCGAAATCTTCATCCCGCACAGCATCGACTTCGCCAGCATGCCGCAGGACGAGTTCGAGGCTTTCTACAACCTCGCCTTTGCCGCGATCATTCGGTGGTGGCTTCCTGTCGCCGCGAACGATCTGCGCGAGGCCGTCGAAAGTTTCGCAGCATGACGCACTTCTCTATCCCATATTCGCGCATTGCCGAAATCCCAGCACCGGCGACCTATGAAATCCGGTCGGGTGAATGGTGGCTGCACGGCTCGCTTGAAAACGGCGAGGCCCGAAGCTGGGGCGGGCGCCACATCATCACGATCAACGAGGCCACCGGGCACTTCACCTGCGAAGGCGGATACGGGACGTTCAGCTATTGCTGGCCGGCGCTTAGCCGTGGTTCGGAAGGCCTGCACGCTTTCCTATACGATGTCGACTTTGGCTATTTTATGGGCAAGGCGTCGAAGCAGCCCCACCGCATCGCCGACCATGACGCGACAGTTCAGAGCCTCAAGCGCGAGCTAGTCCGCGACCGCCGGGAAGGCTGGCTCACGAAGGAAAATGCGCGGACTCTGTGGACCGAATTGGTCGATGCCGATGATGGCAACACGGACGAGATGGTTCGGACGCTCTACCAGGATGGCGGATGGAGCGAACGCTTCGATTGCTCTGATCCGTCGGTGATGGTCGATCATCCGGCCATGCGCCGCTTCTGGGGCGAAGTTTGGAAGCCGTTCGCGGCCGAGGTCCTGCGCCCGCATTGGGAGGCCCATCGCGCTGTGGTCGAAGCCGCAAAGGTGGCCGCATGACCGCGCAAGCGATCGAAGCCGGAACGGCCGAGACGGTTTACCGGCTCGGTTCACGAGAGCGCGGTCCCGAAGGGATGCGCCCGAAACCCCTCCCGCCCACCTGGACGGTCGCCCCCTATCTCTGGCCGGCAGTCTCTCAGGCGCGGACGCCCCTCGCCCCCTCGGTGGGCGTGCGAGAGATACTTAACAGGATGAAGGAGAAGGCCACCCATGTCTGACGCTCCAAACCGCTACCGGGTGCATAGCCTGCTCGATCTGGCGCGCGTGCCCGAAGATGCGCTCCCTCGCCTCATGGCGGAATTACCGGCGCTTCTTACGGCCATGCGACCGATGGCGCTGTTGATCGACGCGATGAAGGCATCCGGCGAAGATGTCACCGAGGCAGAGGCGGCGTTGGTTCAATCCTGCGAATGGATCGACGACACCAAAGGCGAGTTGACCATCAACGCACGGGTCCAGACTGGCGATGATCGCAAGGAGGTCGCGCGGGCATCTGTAACGTTGGATATCCCGACCATGCTTGGGCCCGAATCATGACCGCCCCGACCCCCGCTGGGGTGGCTCAGGACGCCTGCCCGGGCTGCAACGGCCAGCTTTGCGTCTGTCACGACTATGACGAGGACAGCGGCTGCGCGAATTGCGGCGGTGAGGGCTTCACCTACGGATGCTCCTGGGATTGGCAGTGCGACACCTACGACGAGGGCGAAGGGACGTGCTTGTGCACGCGTCGCTGCGAATGGTGCCAGCCCGTCAAGCGCGACCCGCAGCTTGATCAAGTCCTTAGCGACGCCCTCAAATCCACGGAGACCAGCAATGCCGGATGATCTGATGGCGCTGGCGGAGCTTGCCGCGCGCGTGGAATGGCTGAGTGGGCCGGACCGGGAGGTGGATGCGGACATAGCTGTAGCGATCCGTTGGTCGCCTGCCGGGATCGATGAGAGCCTGTTCTTCAGCGAGGAAATTAGGCCGCTTTACGCATACAAGGTTCCGAAGTTCACTGCCTCCCTCGACGCCGCCATGACGCTGGTGCCGGACGATTACGACTGGGCAGTCTTTCGGACCAATGGCGGGCTTACCGTCCATGCATGGTGCGGTTCACGTGAGGATGTGTTTGGTGACACACCCGCCCTCGCTCTAACCGCTGCCGCCCTCCGCGCCCGCGCCAGCCAGAGCGGGGTGGCGTGATGGGCTGGACACCGGATGCGGAAACCAACCGCGATTTCTGGTCAAAGGTAAAAGTGTCGGAGGTGGATGCTTGCTGGGAGTGGCAGGCTGGAAGAAACGCATCTGGCTACGGTCGCTTTAAACGCAAAGGTGCGCATAGAACCGCCTTGAGTCTGGCTACCGGCATCCCGCTCGACACAGATATGCTCGCCCTGCACGGATGCGATAATCCGCCCTGTTGCAACCCTAACCATCTCCGCTGGGGGACTACTCAAGACAATTCTCGCGACACCGTTGCGAGGGGCCGGACCCATAAATGGAACGGAAAACGAGCGGGTGAGAGAAACCCTAGGGCTAAGATAACTGCGGCCATAGCTGAAGAAATACGGCGACGATATGCTCCAGGAGCATACGGGAAGAAGAAGCTTTGCAAGGATTTTGGCCTAGCAAAAACAACCATTTATCTCATCCTTAAAGGACGGATATGGGCATGACCACCGACCCCACGATCGCGGCGCTTGCCGGGAAGCGTCCCAATCCGACCGAGATGGCATGGTTGCTGGCAGGGATCAGGGCTGGTCCGGTGAAACGCTGCTACCAGATGCCCGAGCGCATGCCGCTTCCGGAGTTTTGGCTTTCGTCATTGGGCTGCTGGGTCACGGAGGACGGGCGCAAGGTCAGCTTCGATGTACGCGGCCAGTTCCGGTCGTTCTATCCCGGCAGTATCGACCGGTGGCGCATTCGTCGCGCTGTCGCCCACCACCTCCGCACACAGGGAGGGTCGTCGGATGCCTGAACTCGTCATCTTCTTTCGCGAAGGCTGTTTCTACCCGGTCGCTTTGTCCGGCACGAAACCAGCTTCCGAAGAAATCCCCGAACATGTCGCCCTCAACCCCGGCACCCTGCGCGTCGAGGATCTGAGCGGCAATATCCTTTGGCCGGAAGGAACGCGCCAGTGACCCCAGATAACACCCCCGCGTCGCCTTCCCGCTGGGCATGGTGGGCCGGCCGCGACGAAGAGGAGTATCGCCTCGCAGGCCCATGTCCAACACGCGGCCACGCGATCAATGAAGCCTATGGCGACACAGAACCGGGCGACATCATTTATCTCGTCGAGGCAATCACCGCCCCTGAAGAAGAGCGCGATCATGACAGCGGCATCATTCCCTTCGTGAAGATGCGTAAACGCTCTCACGTAATTCGCAAAAAGGAGGCTCGCAATGACTAACACCCCCGCGTCGGTGGCCGTCGTGCAGGCGTCCGCTTGGCTGCGCGAATGCAGCAAGTGGCTGCTGTCGAATGACCTCGACATGCAGTGCCCCATGGAAGCCGATCCGCTTGATCTTGCCGACCTGCTCGACCGCCTCGCCTTCCAGCAGCCGGGCGGGGAGGCAGTCATTCGCACCTGTGACGGTAAAGAGCAGGACGCTTTTGAAGAATGGGCAGCCAGTCAGAACATGGATACGAAGACGCATCCTATTCACTGGCTGTTCCTTGATCCGAAAACGAGTGCCGCTCGTCAGGGTTGGCGAGGAGCGACGGAATATTGGGCGGCTCGGATGAAGGATGCAGCACCCACCCCGGACGCCGCGCTGCGGGAGGCGTTGGCACCGGAGGATGCTTGGCAGGAACTTGTCGAATACGATGATAGAACCAGTCCGGAAGAATATCCGGATATGGCGCTCATCACCCACGATGAGTTGCGCTCTTTCATGGAGCGAGCATCGTGACGCGGCGGTGCCTAATTTGCAGCAACCTCAACCCCTGTCGGGAGCATTCCGAGCGCAATCAGGACGACGAACTTGCCCGCAACCTGCGCGAGATAAGGGCTATCTGTGAAAGGGAAGCCCTCGCCGCCACCCCTTCGCAGAAGCAGGGGGAGGAAAAGAGGTGTCACGCGGGCGGCCCGCTATGCCGGCATCACCACGGCCAAGTCGATGTTGACGGACTCCTCACCGCCCTTCGCGAAATCGCGGGCAACAATTGGCGCGACCAGTCACGCGCTCGCCACGTCGCTCGCACAGCCTTGGGAGACGCATAATGGCCGAGATGTGTTCCTTCTGCTGGGAGCCTGCGGTTACGACCGTCGATGACCAATTCGACGTCATGCCCGCCTGCCAAGAATGCTCGGACGCATGGGACGTAAATCCCGGATTTCTTACCGATGCAGAGCGCCAAGCCCTCGCCACCACCAACGGGGAGACCTCGCATGGGCGTTCCTGATATCCGATCGCCGCTCGAAATGGTAATGTTCGCCGCTTGGGTGAACGTGCCTGTCGATCAGGTGCCAGCAAGCTACCGCGCTCCGGCCTGTGCTGACACGATGGCAGCCTGGAAACGCGTGGGCGAGGCTGCGCTTGCCTATCATCGAGAGCATGAAGCCACCCCCGACCTCCCCGAGCGCGGGGGATGGCGGTCGATAGCGAGCGCGCCGAAGGGCCGGGAAGTTTTGGTGTGGCCCGGTTTCTGCGACGACGTTACCGAAGCGATTCTAGGCGACGCAGGCTGGCAGATCGCAACAATGAACGGCCAGACCATGACCGGCAATCCCGAGATGTGGATGCCGAAACCGCTTCCGCCCGGTTGCACCACCCCCGCTCCTGCTGGCGAGTTGGAGGAGATGGCCCGCGCGCTTCTGGCCAAGGTGCTTACCGAAGAGGGAATGGAACTTGCCGGCGCCGATATGGCGAACGGCTATCCAGAGGCTGACACGCCGACCTATCTCGCGCTGCGTGCAGTGACCGAAGCCCTCCGCACCTACCCCGGCGCAACCACGAAGGGAGGGTCTAGCAATGTTTCTTTATAATCCGAATGGCGATCTAACCGTGATGCACATGGCGGACTACAACCGGCTTGGCGCTATCGTCGGTTCACTGTGTGGCGAGCGCGATTTCCAGCGTTCGTGCAATCTTCCGCTCGGTTGCACGATCTGTAGCGATTGCCGCCAGACCGCATTCGATATCGAGCGGTTGGAGGCGCAGCGCCCATGACCCCCATCGCTGAACTGCGGGAGCTTCACGCCAAGGCGCTGACGGCTGATCCAGATTGGCTGCATGATCCGACGCCCGATGATGTTGTCTGGCTTTGCGCTCAGCTTGCATGCTGGCCGTCGCGGGTTGATGATGAACGCACCACCAATGCGCGCTTTCTCATGTTGTCGGCTGCGGCTTTGATCGACCGGCTGACGGGGGAGCGGGAAGATGCGCGCGCCTTGTCCGATCGGCTATTGCTAGAGGCTCAGTGCCATGCCGGCGAGGCCCGCGCACACAAAGCCACCGTCCACGAGGCATACCAGATAGCGAGCGGCGCAACGGGTGAGCGCGCCAACTGGAATGGCGCTGGTCCGATCCGGGAACTTGCAGAGTGCACCCCCGCCGCCGAGCAGCGGTGCGCGGACATCATCGAGCAGTGCGCGAAGGTGGCGGAGGATGTGGCGCTCAATCCAACAATGGTTGGTTACGCCATCCGCGCCCTCGCGCAGACGGGGAGAGGGTGATGGGCAAAGCCTTTACCGTCTCATCGCTTGCCGATCGCTGGTGCGTCTCGACCGACACGGTCTATGCGATGATCCACGCAGGCCGCCTGAATGCTTTCCGATTCGGCGGCAAGCTGTATCGTATCCGCCCCGAAGAGGTTGAGCGCTTCGAATGTCAGAGCCAGGATATACCCTCCAACGATACCGAGGAAAGTGGGCCATCGTCTGGCGCGAGGCGGACGGACGCCACCGACATTCGCTTGGAACGTCTGATCGACCATCGGCCGATGCCGCGGCTCGTGCATTCTGGTCCCGGCGATCAACCCGGGGCGGCATAAATACCGTGGGCGAAGCAGTGGCCTACTATATCGAGCAGAAAGCGGAGATCCGGTCCATCGAGCGAGCGCGACAGGCGTGGCGACAGGCTGGGCCGTTCTGGTCAGCTATCCCCATAGGCCGCGTCGATAAGATGATGGCGCGCGACTACCGCGACCACCGATCGCACTGCAAGGCCGTTACCGTCCGCAACGAGCTAGCTATCGTCCGCGCCGCGCTAAACTTGTGCGAAGAGGATAAGCTGATTGCGAAGGCCCCCTTCGTGCAAATGCCGAGTCTGCCGCAGAACGGCGTCAAACATCTTACCAAAGACCAGTTCCGCAAACTGATCGCCGGCACAGAAAAGGGCGCGCCGCATATTGCCCTGTTCATGCAACTCGCGATTGCGACAGGGGCCCGTATGGCGGCAATCCTTGAGCTTAAGTGGGATCAGGTGAAGCTGGATAGTGGCCGCATCTTCCTCAACCCCGAGGACCGTATAGCAACCAGCAAGGGGCGCGCGACCGTTCCGATCAACGACCAACTCCGTCCGGCCCTCGAAGCGGCCAAGGTGGCTGCAACATCGGATTATGTAATAGAACACAACGGCAAGCGCGTAGGTTCGATCAAGACCGCCTGGAACGCCGCTGCCCGTCGATCCGGTGTGAAGGCGACGCCGCACATGCTCAGGCATAGCGCTGCTGTTTGGATGGCGGAGGCAGGGCAGTCGATGGACGTGATCGCCCAATTCCTCGGGCATACCGATTCACGCATAACGCAGCGTGTCTATGCGAGGTTCAGCCCTGACTTTTTGCGAGGCGCCGCAGAGGCGCTGACCTACTAA